TTGGTCCTGGATGTAAGTTATCAGTACCTTTATCGAGATCATGTTTTATGTTTCCTATACTTTTTACATTAAATTCTCTTTTTAAGTTTTCTAATTTATAATCATATTCACCCATCCAAACTGTAACAAACATTTCTATATTTTTTTGTTTACACAAGCTAAAAAATGTGTATATGTTCCAAAAATATTTTTGCCAAATAGTTTCAGACATTAACGTATTTGACCTAATAAAACTTTTGCGTAATTTAAGATTATCATTTAATAAATGCATGTCTCCTGGTACATATAAGTTGACATATTTTTCGTCATCTCTTACTACAACTTGCCTATGAGGATCACTTGCATACCAGTAAAGTTTTTTTACATTATAATTATTTATTGCCCATGTAAGATTTAGTAATTGTACATCTATACCCGAACCAGGTATTGCGACATTCAAATAATTATCTCCGTTAGCAATTAGGTATGGCCAAGACTGTTCTGCCTCAACACCTGTTGCATATGTTAAACTACATCCACCAAATAAAACAATTTCATCTGAAGTAGGTTCAGGACCTCTAAATCCTAGACTGTTATTTTTATGATCAGTGTCATCAAACTTTATAGGAATATCTATAAGAAAACTAGCGGACATCAAACATCTCTTTGATAAACGGAAATATTTTAGGAGTTTCTTCTGCTCTAATTTTATCTAACCTGTGTGTCATATTTTGCATTTTAGGAATTTGATTAGTTTTATCTTCTTGATTCATATATGTAACTAAATTTCTAAAAGGGTCGCTTGGTATTTTATAAACTTTTTCTAATTCATCTGCATAAGCTAATAGTTTATCCGTAACTTGTTTTTTTAGATGCGGTAATAATATTTGGCAGTTATAATATTCAGGCTGTATTAAATTATTTAAATGGAATGTTGTAAACCAATGATCATGTTTTTTATTTACATCTATCATTCCTAGTTTAATACATTCTCTATGAAAGTCAGGCATATAATAGATATTCCAAAAACTTATAGTAGGATGTAATCCCCAATGCATATTTGGTCTTTCAAATAATCCACTGTCCTTAAATTTACTGAAGTTAGCAACTACTTTATCCCAGTTGCCGCCTTTTCTTATATAGTTATAACGGTCACCCATATCATCTATACTTGCCATTAATTCAATGTGATCAAAATGTTTCCACATTTCTAATATATCATATTTTTTATATTTTAGTGCATTAAAGTTTGTACTGTAACGTAACCTAACATCACTTCTACCTGCTTCTATTAACCTATCTAGTACTTTATAATGCTCGTCAGTAATTAAAGGTTCGCCTCCTGCAAAATGTATGTATTCTACTTTATCAAAAAATGTGTCAAAGTCTTTTTCAAACTCTAGTTCGTCAATCCAAATACGCTTAACTTTAGGTGGCGTACTAGGATGATTTTTATCTAGGTCCCAAAGTTTTATAAAGTCAGCATGCCACTGAGTACTAAATTCAATACCGCATGTTCTACATTTTTGATTGCACACATTACTAAATCTAAAATCCCAATGTATTAAATTCAGAGGATCAACACGGCCGTCTTCAGTTGTTTGTTCTACAATACCATAATGGTTTTCCAAATAACTGTCATTCATATGAGTACGTAAACTAGTAAATCCGTCGTTTTCTTTTTCGTAACATCTATAACAAAAATCAGGTCGTTCATTCCCTTCTAGCATATCCTTACGTAGTTGTTTCATACGATCACTATTCCAAATTTGCGGAATATCTTGATTGTTCATATTTCCTATTGTTTCATGTATAGGTGACAAACAACACGGATTTACATCTTTGTTTGGCATAAAATGCATGTGAGTCCAAGGAGCCATACAAAACACTTTTGATTTTTTTAAATCTTTTTTCTTCATATTATCCATATTGCATTTCCTTGTACAATTTTATAACTTTTGGTCGGTTATCTTTATTTAAGAATCTATTTCTATTACTTTCTAAAAATGGTTTAATTTTTTTAGCCATGTCTACACGCTGACCTATAGTCATTTTATCTAATCTGTCAATTTGGTCACATATCATATCAATTCTACTAGATAATTTTGCTACTCTATCATACGATTCGCTCCAAAATTCAGGAAAACTAAAATATCCTTCATTGTTTAAATAGGTAATTGTATCTTGAGATCCTAGTATTATAAACGGATGACCTATTTGAATAGGCTTCCATGTTTTTTCTGTAGTCCATAATACATTTATCTCGTCGTGGTATTCATACTCTCCTTTATCAATAATATCAGTTGCATATGTTTCTGTAACTAAACTTACTAGGCTATTTGCATAATGTTCTATATTGTGATATCTATCATCTTTATATACATCGCCATCTTGTTTGTCAATAATAAGTCTTGCATTTTGTACATATTCCATCCATTTTAATTTTTCTTTTAAATATGCGTTAGATTTACTAAGATCAACAACACGGTTATCGTTAGTAGAAAATTGGCTACACGGTTGATCATACACATTATAACTAATATAACTTTTTTCTTGCAAATTACGTAAAAGTAACTCACTTACTAAACCTGCTCTATGTATTCTATTATTACCATTATAACTAAGTGCAACATTTTGCGGTTGCCATGTGTCTAAATTGTTTAACAACTTTTTGCGTTCTTTTTTTAGTACAGGTTTATCATAATTACGCAAACTTGTCCAGAGTAAATTTTCACCTGCCCTTGATTTATATGTAATTTGATGTTTTATCTGCCACCAATCTAAGCCAAATAACTTATAAGGATCTAAAAATTTTTTATATGCACAATTTATATCTCCTAATAATACAACTATATTGCTTTTAGGTACGCCCATATGAACTAACTCGTCTGCTTGTTTTTTAACAAGAGCTATTGTTTGTATAGCAGCACCCTCTTCTTGATAAGTTAGTAAAATTTTAAATCTATTTTTTTTAGTCAAATATACAGTCTTTTCACTCACATATCTTGATATAGGTTTGCCGCCATGAAAACTTAGTTCTATAGGATAGTAACAGTTTTTTATTCGCTGTTTTCCTGTTACAATATTAGGTTGTATTCCTATATATTTTAGTGTATTATATAACATTGTAACTCTATGAGTGCAACTATCATTATAAAACACGTCATCAGTTATGTAAGGTATCTGATGTTTGTCTTTTGTAATATTAAAGTCTATACAAGCATTAGGAGCAGGATTTCCATTAATAATATTATCATAATAAAAACTAATATTTTCCAAGAGGTTCTCCAATGTTTTTATTATCAGGCTTTAGTATCCAGCCTTCTTTTTCTGCAAGTTCCATAATACTTGCATCTGTGTCTGGAATACTTTCAACCCAGTCTGTTAATATTTTAGGAAATACACTTAGACTCTTGTTTCTACGTACATCATACTGTGCATAAAATGTTTTAAAATCGCGCCACAGTGTAACAGGATTACTTGTGCGTCTATGCGGTGCATCTACAGTTACTAGGTAATCTATTAAACGTTCAATACTTGCTTTTTCAAATTCGTGCCAGCCTGGCTTGTGTTTATTCTCTTCCCACCATGTGCTGAATTTATTATGTAAATGATCTTTAATATGATTAGGCAATGCTAACGGGCTTTGAAAACTTGGAAAACGCAATAAGTTTAAACTTACAGTTGGCGTTCTACTTTGTGTAAGTTCTTTTAGTTTATACACTTCGTCTAAAAATTCAGTAATACTAAACAAACACAAACTATTAATAGTCATCATAATATTAATGTTATTGCAGTTACCTTCTGTTAGCATACGTTTAATATTAGTAAGCCACTGTTCATAAACTAATCCGTCACGAATATATTCTGCTTGTTTACCAACTGCTTCACAACTAGTATACAAATCAAAATGTTTCATTCCTTGTGTTTTATCAATTAACTTGTCGATAATATCTTCTTTAGCAATTAGATTACTGTTAATTGCAAAACGCATATTAGTTTCTTGTGCGTTAAACCAATCAAACAGTTTCCAAGTGTTGCCGCTCATTAAAGGTTCGCCACCTGTAACCCGCAGTTCTTCTAAACTATCAGCTAGGCCACTATCCCACCATTTCCAAAATGCTTGTATGTAAGGATTGTCTTCGTCATTTTTATAAGGTTGTGTCCAACTACCGTCTTGCTTAAATGCACCAGCGCCATCACTTACAAGATTAGTGTATTCGCCATTCTTTTTAATATCTTTAGCCCATGTAGTTGAAAAACTTGCATTGCAATAGCTACACGCTAAATTGCATGTCCTATCAAAAGCAATTTCAAATGTTTTAAGATTAACATTATCATTTGCATCTGCTTCGTATGCACGTTGTAATTCTTCGTCTGAGTAAATAATACTTTTAAAAGTTCTGTCACTAACAGCATCTTTTTTCATATCTTCCATCTTCCAGCAATATTCACACTCAGCAGGTCTCTCGCCTTTTTGCATCATACGGCGCATTTCTTTTTTATGTGCAGTATTGTGTATTGCTGTGGGATTATCTTGAATCTCTACTAATGGTATTTTATGTGCAGGTGGGTGATGACAACTTGCAGTTGTGCCACTACCTAACCATGTAGTAGCATTATACCATTTAGCACCACAAAAACTTTTACTTTTTGTATCTAAAACTCTATCACGATATTGCTGTAAATTTTCGTTATCTTTTTTAGGCACTCCATGTCTCCATTAAGTTCTCGTAATCTTTAAAGGTTATATAAAAATCTTTACTACGCCTTTTATCATATTCGCTTATAAATTTTACAAAATCTTTTCTATGCTCTACAGCATTAGTCTGTGTTTTTAAGTATTCACAAAACCTTTTTATCTGATCCCATTCTTCTAGATATAATCTAGCAAACTTTTCTGGACTATTATACTTTAACCAACTATTACAAATTGTTTCAATGTCATTTGCATACTTTACTCTCTCCTTAGTATCAAGTAAAGAACATTGTAAATGAGGTGGCCATCTTAAATAATTTACACTCAACGGAACACGATTATATTCAAACGAAGTATTGTGTTTTGCTCTTAAATCCATAAGTGTTTTTATAAAATCAGTAAACGTTGGTAAACTTAGAATATTAATAGTAGTCATAATAGCAACTTTACTCTTAGTTAACTCTAATACTTTATTTACATTGTCTAACCATTGCTTATAATTTAGTCCGTCACGTGCATATTCAGCTTGTTCGCCTGTGCTTTCAATACTTGTATAAATGTCAACATTTATGCCAACTTCTTGTAACTGATTTAATTTTTTAATTAGTTTATCAATTAGTACATCAGGTACTCCAAGATTACTATTAATTGCAATATCTATTTTGTATTGAGGATTTTCTAATAGATAATCTAACACTTTCCAAGTATCTTTACTCATAGTAGGCTCACCGCCGGTTATTCTAAAAACTTTTAAATAAGGTAAAGCGTCTGGAAACCATTTCCAAAATGCCGTAACATAAGGATTATCCTCACTATGTTTATATGGATACTTTCCACTAGACTTTAAGTAGTCTAAATTATGAGCACCGTGCTTTGTAGGATATTGTCCATACTTGTTTATATCTTCCATCCACTTAGAACTAATTTCTGGTGAACAATATGAACATGCAAAATTACATGCATTACTAAAACTTACTTCCAAATAACTAGGATAAACATTTTTGTTTGGATCTGATTTTGCTATTTCTTCAAATCTGTCCCATGCCCATGTGTCAGATGTTTTGTAATGTCTATCACTAAAGTATGTGTTATCTAAGTCTTCAATATTCCAACAATAATCACACTCTTTAGGACGTTCACCTTTTAACATTTTTTCTCGTTGTTCTTTTTTGTATTTGCTATTGTGAAGTGCAGAAGGGTCCAACTCAATCTCTGCCAAAGGTATCTTGTGTGGAGCAGGATGATGACAGGAATGGTTGAACCCATTCTGCAAGTACAAAGTCGTTTGCAACCATTTTGCTGTGCAAAAGGAACAACTTACCTTGTTCATTTGTTCTCGTTTTATTTCAAGAACTTGTATTTTTTGTTCGTTACTCATTTATTTCTAATAACTCTCGGAGTATTTGCATAAACAGTTTTAAAAAATTTACTTTGATCACTATTAAGAGACTTAACAGGTATTTCTATACCTAGTTCATTAACTAACTTTTCGCCCAATTCTTCAATTGAATCTTCTAAACCAGCTAATGATATTGTTTGTTCATTTTCTTTCCAAAAATTATTTAGGTACGTAAAGTCACGAGTTTGCACATGGTCCCAATCTGTACACATAGTCATATACGTACCTTGCCTAGCACCAAATATTGACCACTTACCGTTTTCTATATCAGCACCTACAGACATCCAGATTAAAAGTCTATGGTAGTTTTGCCACCAGTTTGTTCTTAGGTCATCAACTTTTTTTCCTTGATCTAAACTCATTTTGACTCCTTCACGAAAACCTGCTCTCCAGGCTTGTTGCGGAGTTGAACTTATTATACTAGTACTAAAATTTTCGTTAAGCTGATAGTAGTTGTCAAAGTAACAAAACTCTATTTGATGACGATCTTCACCGTCTGTGTTTTCATGCGTTTTCATATTTTTTACAAAATCTTTAGTCCACATTTTTAAGCTACCATTGCCATATTTTAAACCGTTTACATCTATATTACCACACCAACTAAATTGGTAATCATCATCAACCCCAAGTTTATCAAGATCCAATTCTTGTTTTAAAAAGTCAGGATGCATTTGAGTGTCACCGTCAACAGTAACAAAATGCTTAGTTTCACTTAATTCAGCACAGGCTTTATGGGCAGCATCTGAACCTTCTACTCCGTGTACACGTTTTGCCCAAGGAACCTTAGTTAGTAAGTCTGTGTAATTTTGCTCAGCATTAGGCTCGTCATAACTTAAAAATATAATATCTTGATCAATAATTTTTATCTTTGACATGTTATTTCCTTCTATGATAATATGCATCAAAAACTTTGATACAGTATAAACTGGTATTTTTGTTTGATGCAATATTATTTTTAATTTTATATGTGCCGGTTTGTAGCAATTCGCTGATAGGTATACTCAATGTATCTATCAGGATATTAGGGTTATTTTTTTCAGTTATATAAACATATTGCATTTTATCTTTATAAAAATTACTACTAGATAGAAAAGTTTTTAATGTGTTACTAATAGTAACTTCCCAAACTTTTTGTTTTATATCTTGTACAATTTCTACATAATTTTTACTATTAGGCTTTTTATCGACAAGTTTATGTATACTTTGATCTACATCAAACTCCATAAGATCTTTGTTTTTTCCTACAAGCTCAAACACCTTATCTTTAGTTGATGGTATTACTATATAATCTTGCATTAACTTTTTACCATCAATAAAATCTTTATATGTATCGCTGTCAACTTCAATAAAACTGCTATCAGGCTCTACGTTAGTAAATGATTTAATAGTACCTGTTTTTTGGTCAAAGTTAATATACAACATTATGCAGACTCCAACTGTTTAATAATTTCGTTAGATAAGAAATTATCTTCTACATAATGAAATGGTTTTGTTTGTAAAAAATTTCCAATCATAAGTGAACCATCTGTTTTTAAATATTTGCCTATTGCTTTTGTCCAACTTGAGGGAATATTATTCCAGTGCTGAATCTTAGGTTTCATATGTACAAAATTAATAAAACTATTTGTATTTGTTATTTGTGTTTCAATTCCTAAAATTTTACAAGCAATCGCGGCACTCATATCAATACTGCACCATTTTTGAAATCTTTCTTTTGCAAATTTTGTATAAAATAATTCCCAGTTGTTAACAACTATTTCTAACATAGTATAAAACTCTTTTGCTTCATTGCACTTTTTAAAATAATGTATTGTAGAATATAACATAGGTAGATCATTTGCAATAAAAGTTTTTCTATGTGCGTTTCCTATTGGTTCGTTTCTATAAGTTGTTGGGTTAGTTACAAAAAATAAATTATATTTGTTTAGTTCTTTCCACCAATGATTAATGTTCTGTAAAAATAGTACGTCAGCATCACATACAATGGTTTCGTCGTATGGTGTTACATGATATATTTTCCATCTATTTTCAACTTTCCAAGTTGATTCTTGTGCTTGGTCGTCCCAAGGAATGTCTATAATTTTGTCAAATACTTTTTTATACTTTGCAGATACTTTATCGTTTGTAATTAAACTAATTTTTGCATCTGGATTAAATTTAATAATACTTAATGCACACGCATACGCTTGTCTTACATAGTCAGTTGTTTTGTTATTTTGTGCAAGTATACAAAAGCCTTTATTCATTTACAAACTCCTTATCTATGTGTCTGTTTAAACTAAACTTATTCATTAGATGTAAGTTACAATCTTTAACAGTGTTTATTGTATAATGGCCCATCCAGTGTTTTTTATCAAGTAAGATATAAAATTTTTCATCTTTATATTGATGTAACACATCTCTGTCAGTTGTGAACCATAGATTACCTGGCGGTTGCTTTGGCCAATGTTGTTTTGTAAATCCGTTTAAAATATGTATTGCTATACTAAAAGCAAAATCATTCCTAAAGTTCTTTGTTGGTATTTGATATATTAATCTATAGTAATGCCAATTTTCTCTAATATGTTTTACTAGATCAAAATAAAATTTTGTTTCATCTGTTTTTTTAAAATAAAATATTGTAGCCCAATACATATCTATTGACCTGTCACTGATTCTTAAATATTCTTCTTTGTCTGGTCTGTCGGGATTAATGTCATGGATTGTTTTATAAATTAAAAAATCTTCGTTATAATTAAAACATTCTAATAATTTATCATTGCTTACAATAATATCTGTATCCATTACTATTGTTTCGTCAAATGGTGATACTTCGTAGCAATCTGATCTATTATGATTTTTCCAAGGCAATGTTCTATTAGCCATAGACCCGTCGTAAAATATACGAGTTTGTTTTGTTTCAGGAATTGACGCTTCGATTACGTGTGTAATATAATTTTTATAAAAAGGATACGTTTTCTTTAGGTAAGGGATGTTATCAGTGCAGACGGCTACATCAAGATTAAGAAATTCCTTAATCCTTTTTGCACAATAAACTGCCTGTTTTAAATAATCAACGGACTGGTTATTATAAGCAAATAAAAGTACGCCTTTGCTCATAAATCAACAATACCTTCTATTGTACGCTTTGTTTTTATTTTACTATATTCTGTAAAATATGCATTTATATTTGTAAAATAAATGTTAAGCAAAGTGTCATTGAATTTTTGTAAATCTTCAATTTCAATAGGGGTATTATTGTCGTCAATTAAAACAGTTTCAGTTTGATTATTTTGTAATAACGTATTGCAAAAGTTTAACAATACTTGTGTTACTGAAAATTTTCCACCGTTAATGTAGTGAACAGAATTTTCAAGGAATTTCTCGTGTAACAACCTTTTTTGATTGTTAAGAGTAATCATATGGTTGGAAAATTCCAACGCTTTTTCTAATCTTTCATCCATTATAATATGCTCCAATACCTATTATAACAGTATATATTAAAAAGTTAGCGTTGTCAAGTGTTTTTGTGGCTTACGACCAAGCACTATTGGTAAATGATGCACTATTAACCGAAACATAAGACCCTGATGCTGTTTTATCTGTAACAGTAACAGTTAGTGAATCGTCTGCATGTATCAGCACACCTTCGTCTTCGCCTGGGCCTGCTGGAGTAACAGTAGGAGTATCGCCTTCTTCACCACCGCCGCCTGTATCTGATCCTGCTTGTTGGTCTCCTGCGTCGTTGTCATTTAAGTATACCGTAATTTTAAATGCTACTGTTGATGTTGTAGTGACTGTTACAACAACTCTATATTCGTTTTCTGCATAGTTGGCAGCACTACCTGCTTTAAGATATGTTAATAGTCCAGAACTTGCATTGTTACGCAAATATTCTGCTGTATATGTTGTTACAGTACCGCTACCTGTAGTTGTTACTCCACCTTTACCAAAAGTAACTGTACCTGCATTTGACAAAAGTGTAATCCAGTCCGATTCTTTGGAAGACGCTGCCGCTGAACCTTTTGCTGCCGCAGTACTAATTGATATAGTGCCGCCGGCATTCCAAAATGCTCTATAATGAGCAAGACTACTAAAAGTTGCAATACTATCAATTTGTACATTTGCCCCATATGTTGCTGAAGAATTACCCCAAGCACCTACAGTTGCAGTTCCTGTAATACTAGGTGTTAATCGTGTTGTGGTTGTTGCTTGAGTAGGGTGAACAATATCTTTGTTTGTTTCTATACTTGTAGTTTCTGTTTCATAATCATTAAAACCACCGTAAGGAAAATTACTATTCATTGTAACAGTGCCGTTGGCATTTAGTACAACGTTAGGGTCTGTTGCTGGAATTGTTGCGTTGGCACCTATAAACATGCCTGCAGAGATATCATGTAAATTACCATCAACATTTAACTGATGTCTTTTACATTTAATTATATCTGTTCTAAGATTATCCATTTGTGCAGCTGTAACATTTTGTGTTCCTGCTACTGCTGATGATGACATACCCATTGCGTAACCCGAAGAATCACTAGGTGTGCCACTAGGGCCTACTAAAATACTTTCAACTCTAGTTCTTAATCCGTTGTAATCACTTGCACTAATTGTATCGCCAACACTTACAGCCATTATTATATTACTCCTATAATGTATTTATTATAACAGTTGTTACGGATTTTACAAGTTTGAAGTGTTTGCATATGCGGGACTCGTTACTGCAACAAAACTGCCTGTTGCACGTTTTTGTTTTATAGTAGAAGTTAAAGTGCCGCCAATATTTTCATCAAAATTAGGATCGCCTGCGTCGTTATCTTGAAATTCTATTTTAAACTGTAGCTGTGCAGATGAAACTTCTTTTGCTTGTATTCTATAAATGTTTTCAGAATAGTTTGCAGCACTACCGTTCTTTTCAAATATTTTTTGATAACTTGTAGTAACATTATAGTTACCTACTGCTTGTGATGTTCCTGTGCCTGTGTTAGTTGTTGCATTTTTTTGGAATTTAATTATTCCTTGATTAACAAACATTGTGTTCCAATCTTGGGCTTTTGCCGTTGCATCGCCTGTAATATTTGCTTCTAACCACACTTCGCCGCCTGTATTAAAAAAATATCTTCTGTGGTTAGCATCATTAAATGTTACTGTAAATGTATGTGTAACAGTACCGTTCCATTCACTTGTTCTACTACTAGTTATAGCAGGTTCTACTGTTGATTGTGTTCCGTCTACTAAATTTTGATTAGCTTCTAATATTTCAACACGGCTTAAAAATGCATTAAATCCTGCGTTTGTGTCGCCATCACTAGCATTTGCACCAATAGTATCTCCTGTTGTAATAACACTTAATGTTGTATTAGAACCAAATATATGTCCGTTAACATTGTTGATATCATCAAGCAACGTAGTCATATGTGCTGCTGTAATAGTAGTTTGTGCTGATACAGACGAACTACTTAATGATTGCCCGTATCCGTTTTGTCCATTACCTGTTCCTAGTACGGAGTTTACTCTACTTTGTAAAGTATTATAGTTTGCTGCTGTGATGTTATCGCCACTGTTGACTGCCATTACTATTTTTCCTCATTAAGTGCGTATATATTATTTATACTTTTAACACACACTCTATTAATTTTTCTTCTTCAGAGGTACTAGTTTCTAAAGCAACTCCAACAAGTGCGTTTGCTTGAATTGTTCCTGCAACACCATCTTTCCAGGCATATACAGCCATTCCTTTTGAAACAGGACCTATAACTCTAACAGGTACACGACCTTTTAGTGCTAGAGCTTGGCCGTCTGCTTCAGCATTCATTAAGTATGCTGGGTTTTCACTGATAACACCTACAGCAATATCTCCAACATTTGCTGGTCTTGTTTCAGCTTCGCCGCCAACTGCCATTACTGTGCCAACTGGTTGATCTTCATTTGTTGTATATTTTTCAGCTAAGTCAGCATATTGAGCAGCTGTTGCTGTGCCTCTAAATAAAGTTGCGTATAAATCACCTGATGCATCTCTAACTGCTACTGTATTTGCTGTTGCGGCTGTATCACCGTTTCTAACGTTGCCGCCTACAACTAATGCACTGGCTTTTTCTGAAAGTCCTGTAAAGTTTGTTGCATACACGTTTGTATATTGTCTTGATGTTGAACCTAAAGATACTACTTCAGTAGTTACATTATCTGATTGTAGACCTGGTTCAATACTATTTGCAAAAATTCTTAAACTATTTTTTTGAATACCACCAGAGTCTTTTGCTGAAAGTTTAATCATTGTGCCAACTTCGTTAGCAATTAACCCTTGATTATCATTTTCAATTTTAATTTTTAAATCGTTGTTGTCACCAACTGCAATACCTGCATCAGCAAAACTAACTAGTGTACCAAACGATGCTGAGCCTGTTTGTACAAAACTACCTGCAGCAATGCCTCCTAATTTATCAGCATTTGACGCTGTGCCATGGAATCTATGGTCTGTACTTGTTACTCCGCCATTAGCATTTAGTGTATTTTTAAGTGTTAAACCTTTTCTTACTCTATCAAAACCTGGAATTGCATTGTTTGCATCACCTGTGTCAATAGTAAAGTCTGTTGAACTTATAATATAAACAACTTCATCGTTTACAACAGCCTTAATAATTGGTTGAGATACGTTACTTGTGTCTCTAACTGTTGCACTAAGAATTTGTGTTTGTCCTGAACCTGCACTTTGCGGACCAACTAATACGAAAGACGTTCCGTTATATGCATAAAGCTGTTCATTTCCTGTATCCCACCAAAAATCACCTTGCTTTAAACCTGCAGGTGAAGCTGAACTTACTTCTGCTCCTCCTGTTGTACGCCATTTTGTACCATCGTAAAATTTTAACTTACTATTTGAACTATCAAACCATACTTGCCCACTTAAAGCTCTAGGAGGTGCAGATGTTCCTGCAAAGTTCTCCAGTAAAAAGACCATGTTTTCGTTTTGAATTTCACCATAACCAGCATAATTTTTACCGACTAATTTAATATCGGTTGTCTGATCAATAGTTCCGTCTTCGACTACTGTTAACTGAGCATTGTTATATCTATTAATTGTATATGCCATTTGTATTATACCCCTAAAGTGTTACATGTATTTATCTTATCCATCAAAGTACAGCGGTGTTAGACCAAGTCCAAGACCCTCCTGAAACTACAAACGTCATATTTGCCCTTGTTGGTGTGAATGTTGCTGTACCACTTGCTGTTGTAAACGATATATCTTGCACTACAGACTCATTCTGTGTGCCATTACTGTCTACGCTTATGAAACTTTTACTTGCAGCTGTTCCAATATCAATACCTGACACTGTAGTATTAATATATTGAGTCACATGTACCCTTGCTACTGTGCCGTTTTGTTTACTACTTGCTGGAAATAAAAAGTCTAATATTCCTATAACGGAGTTATATGGTCCTCCACTTGATAAATTAGCTGAAGGAGCCGTTAAACCTGTTATATCTAAATGTGTTGTTATTGGTTCAAGGTCAATTTGTGTGTCTACATACGTTTTATTTGCTGCATCTGCATTTCCTGTTGGATTTGCAACGTTTGTAATCTTTTGTGACGAAATATCTAGGTCACCTGTTGAAGAAAGTGTTAATCCGCCACTAGCATTACTAATTGTACTTCCATTAATGTTGATATTATCAACATCTAAGTACTGTAATGTACCTACTCTTGTTAAACCTAATGCAGTTTGCACTGTAGAACTTAGTGTGTTTAGATTAAGTATTGATGAACCGCCTATTTTATATTCTTTACCGGTAGCTACATCAAAATTTTGATTACTTGTCCATGAATCTGTACTTTGCGACCATGATAAGTCTTTTGAGCCATCTGAACTTCTAACAATTACGCCAGCACCATCAACTTGTGCATCATTTCCTTCTGTGCTATCATTTAATAACCCTAGTTCTATGTGTTTATCTTCAACACGTAATGTACCTACGTTTAAATATGTTGTATCACCACTAACTAGTAAATTACCATCAACTTCTAAATTACCTGTAAACCTACCATTACCAGTAACATCTAAACTTTTTTGTGGTGTACTGTTCCAAACACCTAAATATTTTGAACTTGCATCTGCATATATTGCTGCAACCTGTGAGTTACCACTTCTTACCCTTAGATGGAAGTCTTGATTTGCACGTTGGAGATCTAAAAACGTTGTTTCTCCAACTATTTTTAATATTGCGTACTCAGTATCTCCAACTCCAACACTTACACCTGAACTATTTTTAATTCTTATACTACCTGTAGTAATAGCATTAGCATCACTTGGTAAAAAGTTTTCAGCACTTTTTGATACACCTGCTTGGTTAACAAGATTTCTTGCATTTCTTGCAGTTCCTTGCCACCAAAAATTTGAACCTCCTGGGTTAAAACCTACTCTTAATATTTGTCTTTGTGGTACATTAGTATCATCAGGATCTACTGGAAATCCTGGAATGTTAACGTTTGGTCTAAATTCAGCTTTGCTCCAAATGCCTTGTAACAGTCCGCCTATATAAAGTTTTAATACTGTTTGGTCTTGGTTAGCTGTATCAATTACACTTACAACTTCAAAACCTGTTTTACCTTGTGTAGCACTGTATTCTGGTCCTACTAATACTAAATCTGTACCGTCAAAGAAGTACATTTTATTATTTTCATTGTCGATCCAAATATCACCTGTAACCATTGTAGGCTGTGTATTGCTAACAATTGGGCCGCCGGCACTTTTAAATGTTGAACCTGTATATATTTTTAATCTCTGTTCGCCACTGTCAAACCAAAGTTGTCCTGTCATTGGATTACTTGGTGCAGCTGTATTACTAAAGTTTTCAAGCATTTTGATGTAGTTTTCATTTATAAACTCACCAAACCCTTTATAATTTTTTCCTACTAAAGTAATATCTGTACTTGCTGTATCTATTTGACCATCAACAAGATCTACTAAAAGCTCGCCGTTTGTTTTATTAAGTTGATAACTCATATTATGCCCTACCTGTGTAAATTATATAGTTCATACTTAATGTTGGATTCATTGCATTTAAAGGTTGTCCAACTGATGAATCACTAATTATGCCACCACTGTTAGGCAATGCTTGTCCGTTTCCTGTTCCTGTAGGAGCATCATATACGATTGCTTCTGAATCTGCTGGTGTACCTGTAACATCTCTAATTGCATAATATTGATCTAAACTATCACCACGCATATTGTGTTTGTGTTCTGGAAGATTATTAGTTAATATTGTTTTATTTTCAGAACCACCTACACCGCCTATTGTGTCTGCATAACTTGCAGTTACAGTATCTGCACTAGTGCCTCCCATATTATCCATACCCATTGGCAATCTGCCTCTTAAGTCTGGAACTCTAAAAAATCCTGAAGCAACACTAGATTGCGGAGCAAAATTATAACCAATTGTTTGGAACAATGCACTATAGTTTGCAATAGATACTAATTGTCCATCACATAATAACCAATTTGTTGGTGCAACTAGTCCTGCAAATGGTAAAACAATACCTGGAGGATTAATCGGAACTGCTTTTAAAAGATTTGATCTTGATATTTTAAATAATCCAGGGTCATTAACATTTACTCTATTGAATAAAAATTCATCATCAATCTGTGATTCTGTTTTATTTACTTTTCCTGCTACAACATCATTTGATAGTGTAACATTAAATACTTTTAGTAGTGGTGTTTCACTGTTTGCTTGATCAACGTATTGTCCATCAAATACAATATCTCTATCGGCACTTACGTCACCGCTAATTCTAAATGTAGTTGCAGTTGTTAATTTGTCTGCACTACCTGCTCTACCACTAACTGTACCACTTACGTTACCTGTTAAGTTACCAATAAATGTAGTTGCATATGCATTTGCAAATTTTGCTGTAGAACTACCAAAGTTTCTTGTGTTGTTACCATCAGGTAATATGTTTGCAGTAGTAAGTACTCCAGTAAGTTGCGTTGCGCCACCAACATTTAAATTTTTAGCAATACCAATACCACCTAAAGTTTTTATACTTCCTGTACTAAACGCATCACTTTGTGTAAGTGAAGTTACATTTATATCTCCACTTGTTTTAATATTACCTGTAACATCTAATGCTTCATCCGGTGCTTCGTTGTTAATTCCTATACGTAAATTACTATCAACTCTTAAAACAGTTTTGGTTGATCCTGCATTTTTTACACGTAAATCAATATTGGATCCTTCAATTTGATGTTGAATTATACCTGCTTGGGCTTCAACACCAATATTAAGTTCAGCATTTACACCGTAATTAATACCTGAGTTATTTTGTATGCTTATTGGAAATAAAGATGTACTAGCTACGTCTTTTCTTAAAAACTGTGAAGCAGAAACATTTACATTATTTACAATTAAATTTTCTGCTTTTTCTGCTGTACCATAAAACTTGCCAGCGCCATCGCCGCTAATATTTCTTATACTTAAATTAAATCCTGGCTTAATTTCTGTAAATCCAGGAATAACAGTTTTTGGTGTAAAATTTTGTGTAGCAATAATTGCAACAATATTTGCATCTACTTCTAATTGAATTGCTTTGTATGTTAGATTATCTGTACCAATAATACTAACTGGAGTTGCTCCCGTAACAAGACCATCACTAAATGCAGGTCCAACTAATATCCAACCAGAACCTGTAAATAGGTAAAGTTGTTGATTATCAGTGTCAGCCCATAGATCACCAATTTGGCTTTCTGCTACGTTAGGTTCACTGTTTGCTTTCTTTAGACCGCCTGCTGGAACCCATCTAGTTCCGTCATACACTTTAAGGACTTCTGATCCAATAGTACTGTCATACCATAATTGTCCTTCAACTGGCCTAACAGGTTCTGTATTACTAGCAAAATTTTCTAATAAATGTAAAAAGTTTGTGCCAATTGCTGTTCCGTATCCAGTTGTGTTTTTACCTGGGATACTTAAAGTAGTTTCGTTGTTAATATCATTATCTTGGACAGTAATGCTACCTTTGTTTACAGAGTCAGTATATTGTATTGTATATGGCATCTATTACCCCTCGTTAAACCCTGTTAAACTTTGAATCCTTACTGTATAATCAATTTGAATAAGTCTATTCAAACTTTTTTGTACTGGATGGAATATTACATGAGTAAGCAACATTGGTGTGCCACTTGCTGAGTAACTTAACAATCCTAATTCATCAAAGACATAAGATGCATTATTATCTGTAGCAGTATCAAAAGCATCTTGTCCGTTTGGTTCACCATAATCAAGTAAACAACTTACAAACACATCAGTATAATTTGTTCCGCTTACATGGCGTGTTTCAATTTTATTTCTTACAGGATCAACATTACTAATACTTCTATCATCTACAACCTTAGTATAAGTTTGATTATATAAACTGGCATTTGTCCCTGTACTGTTTGGTGTTAGATATGTTATAATACCTGTTGGATCTACTGTTGTGCCGCCATTACCAAATGCCATTGCATTTATCCAACTTTCTCCTGAATTACCTAAACTTTCTGCTAGTGCAATACTCATGTTTTCATAATGTATTGCATTTCTTTTGTTGATTAGGATTTCACCAGACTCAGGGTCATGTATTTTAATATGGCCTTGTATGTGTATACCGTTTATATCTTTTAAATTATCTGTCATTTTGTTTTATCCTATGCATGTATTTATCTGGGCAAATCTATTGTTGACGCTAGTAAGAAGCTAGAAATGTTATTATTTGCTTTTGCAAGTCTAGTTCCTGGATCTGACCACAATCTCCCTTCTTTTTTGACGACATTTACTATTGTATTTTCACTTGCCGGCATTGCTAATACAAGATTATTACCTGTAAACGTATATTGTGCAGGTAAAGTTTCGTCACCTTCTGGTGAATCTTGTGCAATACTACTTGTAGTAACTCCGCTTATAATTTGTTCAAACTTATATGCTTGAACGCTATCTTTTCTTAGTCTTTTACCTCCAACAAATACTTCAACTTGATCTTTGTAAGATGCATTTGGATTAAAAGTAAAATCTGTTATACTAAATGTATTAGAAGTTCCGTCACCTACAAATGATTGCGAAACAGTAACATCTCTATATGGCATATTAGTATCAATACTTTGATCAAGTACCGTTGTACCTTCTGTGTATATATCCTTTGTACCAGTACCTAACGTACCTCTTCGAAGTTGCTTCAACTCCGTATCAGTTTTAACTAGGTATTCAATACGTTCGCCTTCAATAAACACAACACCTGGTAATTTTTTAGTTGCATCTGGATCAGGTAAATCTTTAGTACTATTTAACTTAATGCTTTGATCGTACCAATTTAAATTAGATGTAAGTATAAATTCTTTTCTATTATCTAATCGCTTGTAGTGATCTCTGTTTAAGATATCTTTAAACTGTCTCCAGCCAAATTTTTCTTCTACTTTGTCTGAACTAAAGTGTATAAGATCTATTACATCATCTTTAGCTAATTCTACAATAGTTTTAATATATTTTTTATTTTCTGTTAAGTAGTAATCTCTATTTGGTGTTAACCAAGTACCATTTTTAGCAATCCAAACATATTCACTATCAACCGCAAGTTTTCTTAAAGGTATTAACCCACTACGCAATAATCTAAATTCATAAAATTCGCTACTACCTACATTGAAGCTGGTACGCTCTACAACATCAAAGTTTTGTCTTTCAATTTTTTGAACATCATGATTACTAAATTGATATACTGTAATCTTTTGGTTTTGTGCATATGCAGTGTCAAAGTAAATTATAGGCGTTGTTGAATCTTCACCTGCTGTTGAAATAAAATCATCACTACTATCGTAATAACCAAATCTATATTCTCCGTCACTAATTATATGTACACGTAACTCGTCACCTGCTACACCAACTCCGTCACGCAAGGTTATTGTACTTCCTGGTTGATCTTGAGCTGTTGCATTTGGATTATAAGTTCCTGCACCTTCATATTCCCATTCAACGATATACGTAAGTCTTCTACCATTTAAATATAATTCAATATCTTTTGCACCAGTAGTTGCTACTGGTATTTGATATAATCGTAACTGATATTGACGCACTGAGCTAACTACAAAAGTTTCACTATACCCGGCATTTAAAATATTATCTCCTACTGTAACTACAGTATAATATGCCGCAGGTTGTTGTGCAAATGGTGCTTTACTTAATTCATATGCTGTTGATGTTCCATCTGCTACCAAGTTATCAATAGTAACTTGACTAAACGTATCTGTATTTCCTTGGAATATACCGTAATTAATTATAGCATCTGTTTTTGGTGCTGATGCAAATTTAATAACAATATTTCCTGATGCCGCATAACTTGCATCTGATTTTTCAAAACCTACATCAGTATATGTTCCGTCTACTGTTACTGTATAATTAAAATTATCAATCCATCTAACATTTGTTAAAAACTCTACTGTACTTCCGTCACCGGTAAATGTATCTATATCTAAAATTTGTGCGCCAGTAAGCGACAAGTGACTTAAATTAATGCCTGCTCCTAATGCAGGTGCTGTAAAAAATACAAGTTCATTTGTATCATAATCAATTCTATAGTCAGTATCTTTTTCTTTTACATCATAATTAACTTTTACAAAAACGTTACTAAAACTAAACGGCACAGTTCCTAATGGAAACTTTAATGTTGTCCCGTCACCGGTATAGTTTCTAGAATAAATTTTACTACCGCCAGACGTAGGTCTTTCAAAGACTGTTATATCTAATGTGTCTTGTACTTGTCCTGGTACAATTTCCTCAGGTCCTTTTGCAGTTGTTTGTGTAACAAATCCATCGCCGTCAATATTAATATCTGAAGCTTCAATACCAGTGGCATTACTGTAAAGTAAATTTCCGCCGTCTAGTTGTGTATCATATTCTAAACTGTCTGGTAGTAAGGAACCGTCACTTGTAATTTTTCTAATAATTAAAGTATCATTATTTGCTAGTGAAAACGCCGCAGTATCAAGTGAAAAAGTAGTTGTTGTTCCATCTCCTGTAATTGGAAGCATAACTGCATATGGATTAGTTTCAACTGTTGATCCGTCATAACTAGGATCGTCTCTACGTACATTTAAACGTTGTCCGTCAATTAGTGTTTTTGTATAAACATTGTATGTAATATTGTTTTCTAATGCTGTCGTCAAGTTTACATAATTGCTTACTGCTGTTGGAATTGCAACAGCATTTGTTGTATTTTGAATTCCTTTACCAAATGAGCTTAATAATGTACTGTCATCAAACCTAACTTCGTTTGTAGTATTAAACACTGTACTAAAGTCAGTGTCTAGTACAACAGAGGTTCCTGTTGTTTTTGCAATAACAGTACCACTTGCTCCTGTGCCGTCTTGAATAATTACTTCTCCAGCATCTACAGTAACAGTGCTACTGAATGTAAGTGTAACTTTTTTCTTTAAAAATATTTCGTCTTCAAATGAGTCGTCAAATGTATCCCAAGGCTTACTATACCAACCGTCTACATCCCAACCTTCTTCCTGACCAAACTCGAAACTCTTAACTTCAACTCCACCATAATCAACACCATCCATAAGCTGTGCAATATCTTTTGCATACTGCCCTGTAGTTGGATTATAAATTAAATTAATTCTATCTTGTGCTTCAAGTAAATCTGTTGATTTTTGATAAGAAACAACTATTGTGCTGTTTAGTTTAGGTGGTGTATTAAAGGTAATACGTCCATAATACCTATCGTATCCCTTTGTAGTGTCTAAAACATTTTCATATGTGAAATCACTTGACAGCAATAATAGATTATCGATTGTAATACTAAAACTAGTATTTGATAAATCCATCGGCCATGTTAAATCAAATTTACTTATTGTTCCTGTGCCAGTAAATGTTTGAGACTCATTTAGTTTTGTTATTAGATATAAACCAGAAACTCTGTCAAATTTTACTTTTGTTAATATAGACCTTGTTAAACCATTACCTAGTTTTGCTGTAAGTTTTCCGTGTTTACCTGTATCACTTATTGTTCCATTTAATGTAACTGTTGGTGTTGAAATATAACCCGACCCTGGATTTGTTATAACTACATTGGTAATCTTTCCGTTAGCACCTATACTTGCTTCTGCTGTTGCGCCGGTTCCGCCGCCGCCTGATATAGTAATTTGTGGACTACTTAAATATCCTATTCCAGAATTACCTATAAGTAGTGATTCAATACTATAAGTTGCGTTATCAATCCAATGTTTTTCTGGATATGTATCAAAACCTGTTCCTGTACCAACTATTACTCCGTCTACAACTTTTGCACTACTTGGAGTAATATTATTTTCTTGGGAATCAAATTTAGCAGGTAAATCAAAATCTGTAACTACACTTCTCGAGTTATCTGTTTTTTCATATGTACTTAGATATTCACGTAGTTTTGTTTTAAAAGGTTTAACTTCATTTAAGTATTTTTCGTAACTAGGCAAACTATCATTTTGAAACGTAATTTTTTGTGATAACTGCCCTGTATTATGTTTCGCTTTTACAAAGCTAGTTTTAAATGCCCAGTCAACATAAAGTTGCTCTGACAAAACATATTTTAAACTTGCAAAGAATAATTTATTGTATTCATTTTCAAGATCATCTACAAGAATATTGTTCTTTATTACATTTAATATTGTTCTAATTTCATTAATAGGTTGACTATCAAAAAACTGTGTATCAAAACTTTGTGCGTCAAAACCTACTTGACTTGCAGTTAAGTTATATAATGAAGATTTAAATTTAATTGTTCCGTTTTGTTTGCCAACAGTTTTATAATTTACAGTGTAATCTGTAGTATCAGTGTTACTAGTCTTTTCAAGCAACAACCAACCGCCGGAACCAATTGTAGAAATTTTTACAATTTCACCAATTGAATCATTAAGTCCTTGTAGCTCATAACTTTGATCAATTAGATAATCAATTTTAGTTTGTTGACTGTAACCTGTTGCATACCAATCTGCATAATCCCAAAACAAAGCTGTATTATATGACTGAGAAGTTTTTCTTGACCACGTTAAACTTTCAGAAAGTCTTTCATAAGTGGCCCACTTACCGTTGATAGTTTCATCAGCAGCAACTAACGCTATAAACCTTCTTACAGTTATTGTAGTATCAGCAGTATATCCATTACCTTGTTCTAATACGGTAGCAGTTGTTACTTTACCTAAACTATCTATAGTAAGCTGAATATTGACTCCAGTTCCACCTGTTGACGTTATAGTGTAAGTAGGAACAACACTATAGCCTTGTCCACTATCAACAATTACAACACGAGTAATTTTTCCATCTTCAATAACAGGTTGTAATACACATCTTCTTGCTTTAGCAACACCAACAAACGCGAGGTCTGCAAACGTATCAATTTTTGTGTCGTATTCTCTACTAAACGCAGTTGGTTCTGGATCCCTAGTTGATAATAAACTAATATCACTGTTATCAACAATTAAATTATCATTCATTACTGAATTAACACGTTCAATAACTTGTTTTAACGCTTCTGTTCTATTAACAAACCAACTTTGTCTTGGAGTATTAAGGGCACCATATTTTTCTTTTATACTTAAAGAAGGATCTGGTACAGGTCTAAATGCAACATCATAACCGACTAAACTATCAAACCATTTGTTTTCAACATCTTTACTAGGTTTACTTGTACCTAATCCGTCAGTTATAATTTGGTATTGATTATGAATATTTTTTTGTTGGTCTTTAATTGTCCAATATTGAATTCCTAACACTACATCACTATCTTCAATTAGTGAATCACAGTTGTGTAACACAAAACTATTTGGAGTTTGTAATTCTACATACGGATATGATTGGTTATTAGGATCTGAAATGTATTTAGAAACATCAGCAACACTAAATGATCTTGATTCTATATCTGGAATTGTCTTTTTGTCTTTTACCCAATAAAAATATTTGTTTGTGAACTTTTGCCCAACTTTATCAAATACTTGTTTTGTAACATAAGTTGTATTATTATACCTTGGCAACCCACTTATACCTTTTGTTATACCTTGTTCAGTATCAGCAATAGTAGACCATTCTGCAGGAGTTAATGTTGTTTCAACCCATTCATAAACATCTATTGTATTAGAATCAAATAATGTATTCCAAGAAGAAGTTCTATTAATAATATTGCCTTGATAAGGATTAAGGAATTTAGCATTTGTTAAGTCCCACCAAACTTGACCAACTTGTGCTTCGCCCCAAGCCATTTGTGGGTTAATATTAACACCCGAGCCACCGTTAGTATAAAAAGCAGGATCGTAGTATGTTTTATATCTTATTTCTTGATCTGCAATACCTGCAATTTTTCCTTGTAACGGATCAATATAGTCTAAATATTTAAGTATGACTTGTGTTCGCTTGTTATAAAGTATTGCACGTTTTATTTTGCTTACGTCAACAGTATCAATTGGCGTTCTTAAACTTTGCCAAACATTATTTGCTTCAGGACGTCTAAAGTCTTGTACGTATCCTCTTAAAGAACTATCACTTGCATTTAAGTTTGGTAATCCTACATAAACATGATTACTACTTGCATGAATATTTTCCCCAAAGTCTGAAATTAATTCATTATTTCCAGAAAGTACTTGAGCAAATACTAACGTGTTATCTATCTTTTCATACACATAAACAACACCACTTACATTATCTACATCTGTAAATCTTGTAAAGTTATTATCAAAAGTAGTAAGGTCGCCATCAAACGTGTAATCTTCTAATAGTCCGTTGCCACCCCTGGCACTTACATATAAAGTTTCGCCGTCAAACTCTAAGTTGCTGCCAAAAAATTCTGCTATTTTATTTTGTTTACTTTTTAGTGTTTGTGATAATACAAATTGTCCGTTAACTTGTTTGTAAACAAAAACAAGTCCTTGGTCGTTAGCAATAGTGTCATCATTAGGAGCACTTACTGCTATTAACATTCCGTCATTGCTTATTGAAACTTTTTTACCAAAGTTTAATGTGTCATTAAACTCTCCGTTGTTATGTTGTGCAAAAATTTCTTGATCTAATAAAAATTGTCCGTTGAATGATCTATATACCGCAATCTTTTTTGCTGACGGTCTTGCAGAATCTGTACTTGTTGCTGATGTTACTAGTACGTCTCCATTTGTTGATACATCAAAAGAATCACCAAATGCTGTTAGTTTAGTTTGATCTATTGTAACACTATCATCTGATGTAAGCACTAGTGAAGTATTGTTTGGAATATAACCTACATAGTCTGTGTAGTTAGTTAATAATGTCCAAACTTCTGTATTAAATGTTCCTGCACTTATATTAGTAATTGCTTTATATAAATTACCACTATAAAAAATAATGTCATTCTCTAAATATGTATGAGCAGATGTAAACTCTCCTCTATATCGAGGATCTTTAGCAATTGACCAATCATATATCTGTCCGTCAACACTTGTTCCTTTATTAATAAAATAAATTTTTCCTGGATTAGCATCTGCATGAATAAATGTATTGTACAAAGAACCAAACTTAGTAATTTTTATTGCTGATCCAAATTTATTATTACTAGCTTTATCCGGAACAGTAAATCCGCCAACTGAGCTATAATTACTTGAACCTGTTCTTTGGAATATAGTAGCAAATCCCTCCTGTGTATTACCATCAGTAGTACCAGTTGAATCTGTAAAGATTCTGTTAACTAGTTCCCAATCATTATTACCTACTGTAGGAATATTTGCTGCTCTTGGTATACCATTTACTGTTCCTTCTTTATAGAAATAATATTCTGCATCTGTAATAGAATCAGTTGTTCCAAATGCAACATTATTTCCATCATTTGGAACAGTGAAGTTTGAATTGTGTTGTATAACAATAAGTTTACCAATTCCTAAGCTGTCATTACCTAAACTTGTACTTTGTATTTGACCCATTACCCTGTCTACTTGATAGACTGGATCAGCATCACTAGGTACTCCTAAAAATCTTATTTCACTATTGTTACCATATAAGTCACCTAAACTCCAGTTACCAGTTTTTCCTTTGATAAAAATTGTTACATCATTTAAAGACCTTTGATAACGTGTAACAATACCAGTTGCTCCAGTTGTAACATCTTGTACAGTAGCACCAACTCTGGGTTCAAAAGGATCGCCTGACAGACCAAACTTTGTAAATTCAAAATTAATATAACCGTCCCAAAGATCGTAAACAGTTTGACGCTTATTTGTTATTGCATATGTTAAATTAATATTTGTTATGTCAGGATAACTATTGTCTGAATATTTTGGTAACTTGTTAACATATAAATCAAATGTATCCGAAGCTGTAAGAGTATCTGTAAGTGCTTTAGGTGCCCTGACAACATACAAGTTACTCAGTTGTGGATCGAGTGAGTTATTTGGTCCTGGATATCCTCTTGTACTTAAAACACGCAATAAACTATTTTGATTATTTAAACTGTTTACAGTCGTTGTTGCAGTATCGTTTATGTTGTAATAATATCTATTTGGGTCTGATACCCCTGAAGGTACAACGTCTTTATATACTAGCCCTCTACCCTCATCGTAATTAGTTGTGCCAACATTATAATTAGTTGTGTTAACAAACCAGTATCCGTCTAAGAAATTTGTAGCATCTACAGTCTCATCAGGTCCAGCTCTATTATATTCGCCAACAAATTCTCCACTACTAATTTGTACTGAGCCACTTGTTGCAAACGTTCCGTTTACGTTTTCAACATAAATTGTTGCTGCACCTTCTACTGCAAAAGTGTATGCTACTGTACCAAATGCATTTTGCGTTTGTATAATTTCACCTATTTGTGGTAAAGTAGTAAAACTAGGAACACTAAGTATTGCATCAATCTTTTTACTAATTGTAAATCCGCTATTAATAAACGCTTCATTAATACCTGTAATAGTACCGTTAAAAGGTTGTCTTACTGTGTATGTAGTTTGATCCTGATTAGCTGTTGTTACTGTATTCCATTCTAGTTTTATAGAATCACCTATTCCACTACCTTCATACATGTCTTTAGGAGCTCTTATTAATAAATGATCAACTCCGGTTAAATTTTTAAACGGATAATTTCCTGTCAATATAGTTTTAATTTTTGGATCGCCTTGAGCAAGAATACCTAATGACTCAATAATATTAGATACTGCCTGAAAACTTCCAAATTGAATATTTGCTTCTTGGCCTTCTACATTAGTTACTGTTCTCCAAAGCAATTCTTCGTACTGAACTATTTCACCTTGGGGATAATCTGTTGTTAGTTGATATGCACCTTTATATTTTGTTTTAACGTTAGACGCATTAGGAGATCCAACTAGTATATATTCGCCATCTGGAGATATTGCAACACTACTACCAAATTTTTGACCTGGATCACAAACAGTTGTGTCAGCTTCAATTGTTTGTATTAAGTCTAAGCCAGTTACACTGCTAGGTCTTTGATAAACATATACTTTTCCGTCTCCGTCTTCTGGAGCACCTACCACAACAATGCCGTTTCTATCATCTGCGGCTATTGAACTTCCGTAACTTCCAAAGCCGTCGCCTAGTTCATTGCTAATAGTATCATTAAGTTTGTAGCTTTGATTATTTTTTAATACTTTCCATTTACCTTGGTCATCACTGTCTACCCAGTAAATATCATTGTTATCTAAATTAGTTTGTGAAATGTCATTAAGTGTGTTTAGTGTTGGAGTTCTAACACTAATAAATCTTGTAATAATAACATGCTGATTTAACATTTCTGCAGGAGCACTTGTAGTTACGCATTCAATTAAATTGTTTGATACTGATGCAACTTTATAGTACCCTTCGAGTCCTGTAACATCTTTAATACCAATAACATCATTTTTTACAAAATCACTAACTGTAGAATTAAATTCAATGTAAAAATTATTACTACTTCCGCCTACTGGTTTAATTGCTATTCCGTTTTGTTTATATGCTACATGCTTAAACACATTCCAACTAAGATTATCGTTACCTACCCAGAAATAATCACCGTTATTGATTGTATTAATATCTTTGCTTAATATTGCATCTGAATCTGCAACGATATACTGGACATCTTCTTGATTAACATATCCAGCATCTTTTACATACGGCTTTGTTACATACTTTGCTGGAAACGGATTACTATTATAATCTTTTGGTTTTAAATAAACTTGATAAGGTAAAATTCTATAAATTAAATCTTTTTCTTGTCCAGTTACTGAATTTGTTAATTCTATAGGCTGTGGCTTTAATTTAAATTTTGTTTCATCTAATACAAACTCTACTTCATTGAAACCTGCACTTGCACCATACTGGCCACTTTTTATAGCCCATTCTTCGTAAAACTCTAAACTATCTTTATCTGCACTACCAAGTACATCAAACAACTTTGTTAATGCATTTTTAGTACCTTTGTCTTGAATAAATCCTTGATAAAACTTATATTGACTAACATCGTCATTAATAATATTTGACAAGTAATCACGTTTTTGATAACCAATTAAATGCTGTGCAAGTTTTTGTTGATCAGCTTCAAAGTTATCACTGTCTAAATCATAAAAATCAGCAAACTGATTTGTTTTATAATCAAAGTTTGCTATAAGACCTGCTTCGGGTTTTCCGTCTAACTTTCTCCAATTTGCTGTTTGAAAATTTGCTGCTCCAGCAATTTTTGCATTTGCACTATAATAAAATTCCTTGTACTTTATTAAGTCGCCAAGTTTATAATCTGTCCACGGTTGCCATTCTGTTATTTCAGCTTTGTCGTATATAAAGCCGGGAATATTGAAACTACCATTCCATTCATCAGTTCTATAACCAAGTATCTTAATTCTTTCTTGTCTATACCCTGGTGCAATATCATATATAATATCATTAAACACTGTAACATTATCAATTAGTACTACATGTTCTTTTTGCACTAACGGTAACGTAATAGAATATATTCCGTCAGCAGTATTTTTTGTACTTACTTTAAACTGATTATCATCAGATCTATTAATAGTTACAAATTCACTGTTTAATTTTTTGCCGTCTGCTTTAAACAAACTATAACCATAAAAACTATCAAACACATTGCTTACTACAGAGTAAGAACTATTATAAGTAAGTTCTTCAGCTGCAGGACTTAATGAGATAACACTTCCTGGTGACCAATTTTGTGTGGTCCAAAACATAAGTTCTTTAGCACTTGTTGACCAGTCTTCAACTAGTCCTACACTATTAGTTTTTTCATATGTAAATCCTAAGGATTTATAATAATGTTCTAAGCCCAGTAAAAAATCTATAACTGCTTGAACTGATGTAAATTGCGTTCCATATGGAATTCTTGTAGCATTTTTTTCAAACTCACGTGTACTGAATATACCATCTCTACCGCCTACTAAGGGGAGCTCAGCTAATCTAGTAAATTTAGAATCATCAAACGTTGATGAACTTGTATGATTTTCTTTTACAACATAATATATTGTATTAAATTCTACATATTGTCCTTGTCTATAAACTTTGTTTTGGTCCCAAGTTAGATAAGATTCACTAACTCCACCAATATTAATTACAGGATCATCAGCTAGTCTTATAGGTTTAAAATAATCAAAATATGGATTGCTATTACTATAACCTCTAATAACATATCCTGAACTTAATTTTTCTACAATAACACCTGAATAAGAAACTGTTTGGATAGGCGAACTTGTATTTTCAAAAACTGTAAAGTTTTCATCTGGTATAAAGACATTCCCCTCATTTGTTGGCGTTCTACTATCAAGTATTAGTTTAAATTTACTTTTATCTGTAAATCCTCCTAATTTTAATCCTAATTGATTTTGTAGATTTTTTATATTATCTTTATAAGTGTCATATGTCGTTGTTACATCAGACGACATATAATCTGCAATATAACCACAAAGTCCGCTTGTAAAAATCTTTTGCGGGAAAATAGTTGTTGGAGGAAATATTAAATTATTTAAATGTATATGTGTACTAGTTTCTTTGTATATAATTTGATCTGTTAAATTTTTAATCTGACGTGTTCTATCAAACGCTCTACTAAACACATGATGAGGTTGATTAATTACATAACTTGTTATTAAACTAAATGCATATTCTGAACTATTTCTCCAGGCTGTTTCTACAGGTCCGTGATCGCCAAATAACCATATCTTATCTAAATTAGTAGAATCAAATCCTTGCACATATCCTGAATTATTAGGACTTAATAAATTGCCTTGATCATCGACAGGCAAATGCTTTGTTAAATTTGGTCTAATATATTTTTTATTAATAATAAATGCTTTATTTGGTTCAGAAATTTTTCCTTCTTCAATGTCTTGCCACATTATTAAATTATCTTTAGTATAAGGAGAAGGTCCGTATTTTGTTTCCCACCAAGTAGGCTTAACACTAAAGCCTAGCATTTCCCAAGGATGTGTATGTGGACGATCAGTATCATATGCATGTTTGTATACTGCTCTCCAAAAACCTGGAAGTATATTTAAACTGCGATCGTTCATACCCGCATAATTAAAAGTGAAACTTTCTGATCTATCAAATGTAGTATTTTCTGTGTAATCGTCTTGTACTAAATTTGTCCATTCGATAAAATCACTTAACATTGGTGCATTTACTTCTGATAATGAAAAATTAGTTTTTCTTTTTTCAGATGGAGCAAAATCTAAAACATCAAATATAGTTTGATCATACTGTGTTTTTATATTATTATAAATTCTTTTTTCTAATTCTAAAAGCAGATTATCTCTAAAATCGTTGTATGCTATAGTTCTACTTCCATCATGTCCTTGAATAACATTAACTGGATTAACATAAGTGGTGTCTAGGTAAATCTCAGGTTCGTATTTAGGATATAACCCTAATTTACTTGGTGTTGCAGGAACATAACTTCCGTTTGTAGTTTCATATTCATAAATTTCAACAATGTCGTCAAGTACTACTTGTTTTGTAATTCTTACAAATCCTTGATTGTTAAAAGTATAGTCTTTTCCGTAAGTAAGTTGTACTTGATTTAAGTATACTGCAACTGCTTTATCAGACGGTGTTGCTATATCAAATATTGCACTTAAGGCATAAAATTCGTCATTTGGATTTATTACAGTGTGTAATGTTTTCTTACTTGCAGTATATGGGACCATATCTGAAAAATAAAACGATTGTGTATTTGTTTTATCTTTGTTAATACTGAATAAAATTTTATCTACATGTTCTTTTACAGGACCTTCAAATCCTATCTTATCTGCTGTTTGTATAAACAGTCTTTTAAACTTTGCGTATTCTTTTCTTGAATATTTTAGTGATTTAATAATGTTAGCATCTTTATCAAGTAAATGGTATAATGCTAAATTAAATGGTCCACTATGTTTTAAGAATCTATTTCCGTATCCACTTAGTTTGTCTAAGTCTCTTAAATTACTTGATCCTGGGTATGTGCCTGAAAAGTCTGTTGTTTCTTCAACAATAGTTGCTACATGATCATTTACTTCGCCTAGTGTAAAATCATTTAGGTCTGAATTATTTGGATTCTTTTCTAAGTTTGATGCTATCTCATAATAACCATTATTGTTTTTTTCAGTGGATGATTTGGTTTTTAGAATAACAATGTCGTTTTCATTTAGAGTATTTACAAATACAACTTCTTTATTTCCTTTTGCATTATCAATTACATTATAATCTGTTGTTTCAAACTGTAAAGTATTATTAACAAATACACGCAGCCACAAGTCAGTAACTTCGCTAGAAGAATCATAAACATCTATTTCAAATCCTGTACTTGTTAGATCATTTATATACTGTCTGATAATTGGTTGATCACTAAATTGTACTTTTTTACACCAACCGTTAGTACTTGTAAACGTTGTTAAATCAGAATACTTCCTAGCATATCCTACTTTAGTATATTTTTGATATTGCTCATTATTAAGTTGATATGTTATACTGTCAGTGTTTAAATTAAAATTAAAAGTAATATCACCTACGTTACTAATACTTCTGTACTTTAAAGGAAATCCTAATTCAGTGTCATTTGTTCCTGTGCCTTCTGCATAGCTGTAAAATTTTGTTCCTGGAAAGGTGTTTGCTGGATACGTAGTAGTGTCACTATAACTTTTACCAGCATTATCAAATATATCAAAGTACGGTGGTTGATTTACTTTTGTTTTTTCTTGACACTGTTTCCATTCAGTACCGTCAAAGTACCACAACTTGCCTCCAAATTGTGTGCCTTGTTTTACAAGCACAACTTCATTTTCTGCTGGTTGTGCATCAGTAACTTCTACAAGACTAAGCTGTCTGTTTGTTGTTTGACCATCTGCAAAATTAAAAAACTTTACTTCGAATATTCTACCATTTACTAAAGGATCAGGATCTTTAATAAACATAACACGCATGCCATTGGTAAGATCAATGCCGTCTATATTATAACCTGTTTTGCCTTCAATGGTACTAAACGCATCAGTAGTATAGTTGTCAATTAAATTAACGTCTACTTTACTTTTTGTGCCAAACTTGTGTAATTTTAATCCTGCATCAAATTCAATAATAGGGCGTCTTGCTCTTTGAGATTGATCAACTAATATTGGTTGGTTGTTTATGTTAGCTGATTGTTCAATAACAGACTTATGGAACCATCTATTATATCTGCTCCATAAATTTCCATCTGGACTTGCACGATTAATTACAATATAATCTTTATCTTGAGGATAACCTATTGCTTCACTAAACGGTAAATTATCAAATCCTATTGAATCAAATTTTACATTTAAGTTTTCTGCAAACGCAGTACCAATACTTAAATCTTCTTCAGCAATTAGTTTAATTTTATCTCCAACGCCTTCTACATACCAACTACCGTTTGCATATTTGCTAGGAGTAACTTCGCCTTGAAAAGTAATTTTCATTCCATTACTTAGAGTAACGTTTTCACCAGTAGTATAACTTTTCTTACCCAAAACTTCTGCTTCAACATCTATTGACTTTGCATCTGTTTGATCGTATACCCTAATGACTCCGCCGGCGTTTATTTCATCATCGCAAAGATAATATAAAATATCAGGACTGTCACTTTCTAACTTAATTGTAATAGTACCTGTTTCAATACTGTTATTTGTTACGCCATTAGTATATAAAAAGTTTGAATCTGTATCATTTTTTGTTTTAATTGACACAGGAAGTCCTGGAGTATTAACATCTATTTTATATTCAACCCCTCTATATAAAACAAGTGTAGGGTTTTGTGTAAGTCCGTTAGGAGTAAAAACATATCCATAGTTGTCACCGTTGTTCACTAAATCTAAACTATAAGTACTTTTTATATCTATAGATGTTTTGCCTGTGATGCCAATAGTTTGTGGGCCGCTTGGAAGCCAATAATATTCTCTAAAATTGCTAAACTTATCCCAGTTAATTTGAGGATCCCAAGCATATGATTCTTGACTATTTGTTTTACTATGGTCGTTAGTACTAAGATTAAAATTTTGCAACTGATTCATAAAGTCGTTATAGTCTTTATAGAATGTTACATTGTCTAAGGAGTCTTTAATAACTGCTGCTGGCTCTAACTGATAATCAGTACGTTGTTTTGTAACATCAGTAAGATATGTGTCATCACTGCTAAACGCCTTTGCTGATTCTCGTCCAACATAGCCGTTTAATTTTTCTACTACTCCTGGTTGAATCATTTGATCCAACGTTGCAGCTAAAAATTTATTATTTTTTGTAGTTCTAAAATATTTTGGTAAGTGGTAGGCACTTCGTCTTTTATTAGACTTATCTTCGTTGCCAGCTGGCAACGGAAATTCGTTTTGATTGTCATCGTAAGACATTAGTAACTGTATCCTCCGCCACTAGAACTACTACTGCTTGATGTACTTGTACTTGTACTTGTATTTGTACTTGTATTTGTTGTAGTTGTTTCTGATACATATTCAGCACTTTGAATACCTGTGTTTGTACTTGCAGACGTTGTTGTAATAACACCTGATGCTTTTAATTTTGTAGCTGTTACTGCATCAATTATTTCAACATCGTCAACTGTTGCACCACTAATAAAGATTTCATCTGTTTCTGATTTAATTTCAAATAATGATCCAAACGCTTGGCTTTCTTGCGTTGGTACAATAACAAAAGTTACTAAGTCTGGTGCTAGTTGCCCCATTACATAACTAGACATTTCTGTAAAATAAAACTTTTCTCCAAAGTCCCAGTTATCAAGAGCAAAATATTGATTGATTGCACTAACAATTCTAGTTTTTATATCATTATCGTTTAACACTAAGTCTGGATTTTTTACAACTTTAAATCTTGCCTGCAAACCTGTCTCCGCTTTAGTACCAAACAGTACTTTATACTTAACTGGATGATAAATTACTTCATCACTAAGTGATTTAATTTTGTTAATATCTGGTCCGTAACTAATTGCAAGTGCATCTGAACTTGCAGGTAAAGGTTTTGTTGCAACTACATTGTTTAAATATTTTCTGTAACTGGTGTCGTATGTTTTTGTTAACACATATAAGTCTATAATATTACTTGCTGAGGGATCTATCCTTGAACTATCATCTGCAGCATGGATATATTGAAACTTAATAGTGTCTCTTCCTAGTCTTGCTTTATAATCGCTTATTACACTATAAGTTCCCGTACTTTTAGTAAACTTTTCAAATATATCTTCTTGTATATAATAAAATACTTGTCCGTCAGTATTTTTACTTGGAGCATTAGTGAGTTCGGATTTATTTCCAAGTACTGTAATGTTAGTTGTGCTATCATAATTAAAATCTTCTACACCATCATCTGTTATTACTTTTTTAAAGAATATATATTTTGTACTTGCATTAGTTGTAGGAGCAACTATTTGTTCAAATAGATCTGGATCGTCTACAACTCCATCTTCATCTTCATCAAAGAAACTGATTTGTATTTTTTTACTATCAATATAACCTTCTGCATCTCTATATTCTTCAACAACTTCCCAATCCCAATCAGTTGTAAACGGTGTTAATACGTCAGGTTTTTTATTAATATCTAATATAGAAATTTTATCTTTAACAATTTTTCCTGTAAGGTTATTATAAATTTTATCACTAGAGTCATAATAAAATCTTACTTCTTGATCACTTTCAAATACATATCTCATAGATCTATATGTAATATTATATGTTTGACCGTCCGTTTCAAATAACAATATCCAACTTGCATCAAGTTGCTGATTTGTTGTATCTCCAGTTTTACCTGTACTAAATCCACTATACAAGTTTAAATTGTTTTCTGTAATTAAACGCCAGTTTCCTAAATCAATATCAAAACGTAAACCAAAAGTTCTATAATTAAAAATTTGATCTGTTACTTGTGTGTTAACATCATTTTGTAAAGTGTTAGATAAGTACGGAAGTATCTGTGTTAGTTTTGCACCTGATGGAATAATATCATTAAGTTGTATAGCACCTAATCCTGCATCAGTTTTTACTGTGCCGTTACCTTCAACACTAACTATTTTTGTCCATTTGTAAGTTACTGCATTTGTGTGGTCTGCTGATCCTGTCATAAGTTTATGAGAATCGTCAGCCATAAAGTGTTGCCCTGCTGGTGCTTCAAATTTTACTAAAGCGCCAGGTACAATTAATTTTAAATTATTACCCGTAAATGAACCTACAAAAGATTTTATATCTCCTTTTTGGAAATATCCTGTATTTTGATTTGTATCTGTTGTTTCAGATAACCATGTCACACCCAAGTCGCCTACAAGTTTTTTAGGAAATGTATCGTAATAATAATTTCTTACATTCTTACTTGCTAGTATAGGTTCAACTGTGTTTAAGATTGCTCCTTGTACATCAGTTTTTGTAGTAAAAGTAAAACTTTCTTTAGGGTTTAAATATTCTTTATATATTACACCGTCATTTCCATAAATGTTTGTTTTACTGTATTTGCCTGTAGCATCTAATAAATCAAAGTATCTGCTAATTCCGCTTGTAGTTCTATTAACAGCTTTAGCTTTAATAATTTCTTGATTAATACCTAATGGACCAACTTGATAGTCTTCGCCGGTTATTAATCTATTTTGTGTATAATATGTGCTTGGAGCATTCTTTTTAATACTTGCACTAGTTTCACTTGTGCTAGAGTTATCAACTGTGTATTTTAATTCTAAACTAAGTGTAATTTCTTCTTGCTTTCCTTGTTTTGACAAATAAGGAATAGTGACGCTAATACCACGCATACCTTCTGGAGTTACAATAACTCTGTCTGCTCTACTATTTCTATAATATGTTCTAAAACTACCTTTTGGCAAGTTACCAAAAACACCATCTGAAAATATAAAACTAACTCTATCTTCTGCTCTTGTTAATACACTATAAATATTTCTAATTTTTTTGTTTACAGAATTATAAATTATATTATTGCCTTCTACAGCATCAACTTTTGTCCATAATTCTTCTTCGTTGCCTAGTGTGTCTAACTTGTATAACCAAACATCGCTGTTGTTAATGTTTGTACTATCAATTGCAACTATTTGGTTTGTGCTAGGACTTGCTATTGTAAATTGTCCACTATCTAATGCACCTTGTTTGAACATACAGAAAAATCCGCTATTAGAACTTGCAGATCCTCTACCATCATTTCTATATAAAAATGCAAAGTTATTTCCAGGGTATGGTGCTTCTTCTACTATATCTCCGTCTACGTCTGTAGACACTACTTCAAATCTTGTTGACCTTCCGTCAACATTTTTTGTAAATCCAAAAGCAGGTACTTCTGTGTTAGTACTATTAAGTCTATACTGTTCTGTTGGAATATCATTAACCGTTTCTTTTTTAACTGGTTTGCCAAATGCATTATTAACAGGTAATGCAGAATTTAATACTTTAATAAATTGCTCATACCAGTCTGGGTTACTAGGATCATTCCATATAATAGTTTGATCTTCTAAATTTACGCCATTAGCATCAATAACTTCTTCTGATGACCGTATAGATTCTATTTTTAGCAATCCGTTTGCGTTTCTTACTCGCTTAGGATTGTATGACAGTAAACGTGCTAATCGTAGAACACTTTCTCTACGTTCAGCTAATTCTAGATAATTTTCTCTAGCATTTAGATCAATCCTAAACGCTATGTTTTGTCCAAGATATGCAATAAGATCAATTAGTGCAAGATACTCTGAACTTTCAACATAATCATTAAAATCTTCAGGATAATTTTCACGCAGATAACTAATCATAGTTCTACGTAAATTGTCAAAGTCATAGCTCTGGAAGTCTGCGTTTCTAAAAGTTTGATATACTCGCTTCCAGTCTTCTGCTAGTAATAACCTATTTTGTCTATCTGTTGACGACATTCATTTATCCTCTTTTTAGTATTTATTATAAACGATTAAGTGCGTGGTTAATTCTATGTTAAAAACCCGGCATCTTCATCAAATTTAAGTTTTATACTTTCGCTTATGTTATAGGGCAAATAAGTTAAGGTACACTCTATTTGTATACCTGACTCATATTGATCTACTGTAATATTATCTACACCTACACGTGGATCATAGTTAATGACCCTAGTTACATTTTGTACTATTGCATCTCGCATACCGTCAGTTAACGGTTCAAAAATAGCGTCCCAAATAATTGTTCCAAATTCAGGATTACTTAATTTTTCACCTTGTCTTATATGAAAGTGATTAATAATATCTTGTTTTATTAATGCTATGTCATAAAGAACAGGATCGTTACTCTCTGGATTTACTGTGCTAAATCCTCTGTAAGCCCTTGGAGAGACATCTTCAGTATTTTTTACATTACTTTTTACTGTAACTTGTTTGTATAAATTTTTTTCTAAAGTGCTCATACCGTATTTACCTTAATTTATGTCTGCTTTTTAAATGTGTCAAATATTGTAGTACTTGTTGCAGTAGGTTCAGTTGCTCCAGTTGATGACACAGTTTTGTCTGGTGTAAACTCTGCAGGATTTAAATTTTCATGTCCTTGCCACGGTTCGTGCTGTGGCACTCTATTAGGAGATGTTGCATCAGTTGCAATGGCTGCTGTTGGTCCGTTCATATGAATATTATCTGGAGCGGTCTCAGTATGTGTTTTAGCATTAATATGCGTTCCGTTAGCAGCGGTTAGTTTACCATCTACTCCTGCTTTGACTTCCCAATTTGCTCCTGTTTTTTGAAATATATTCTGAGCTGATATCATATTAATGTTATTACCTGCTTCAATATTAATATCTCTATCTGCTTTTAAATTAAAATCATTACTTGTGTGTATACTTACACTGTCTTGTGCAAAGATATCAATCTTACCATTACTTGTCATTTCTAACCAGCTAGTTCCTTTAGCATTGCTTATGTAAATTAAATCTTCACTGTTGTGTAAAAGTATTTGATGGCCTGTTCTAGTTCTAAGTCTAATTAATTCATTAGCAGGAATACTAGGATCTCCTCCTGTGTCACCTGCTTCTATATTTGCATATGTTGGACCAGTTGTAGATGCTGTACCTTTTCGTAATAACGAAGCATCTCCGTCGTCCATAACAAAACTACTTCCACCAAGCCTACTAAAAGGCACATCACTTTGAGAACCTTTGGTTCCGTATTTTACTTTAGGTTTTCCGGATCTTTTATCTGCAGGTCCTGGAGTACTCCAACCAAAAACCATACTAGGTGCTTCTCTTCTAGCACTGCTAGTATTTGATCCTCTAATTTGATCTTCAAGTAATCCCTGTGTTTCTAAAATAGAGTATTGAAGATCGTTATGCGGTTTAATAAATTTTGTAGGATCTCTTCCTTTTGCAGTTTCTTGTTTTTTATTATATTCTGCTACAGGCAATGATTTTGTAGAATCTTTGTCATTAAATGTTGTACTTGCATTTCCTGGTACTGAAAAATTCATATACTCGTCTTGTATACAACCTATCCAAAATCCCTTGCCTGCATTACCTTCTACAAATATTACAAGTACCTTAGTTCCTACATCAGGCGGTATTGCCCACATTCCATATGCTTTTTGAGTAAAGTCATATCCGTCATTTTTTGTTAGACCTCTAAAAGGTGTTACTCCATAAAATGGACTTAGATATTGACATTCAACAATTTGTCCGGTAGTTTCTGATAAGTTTCCACTTTCTGTAATTTTTAAAAGTTCTACTTCTACTGCACCGCTAAATTTTGGATCAAGATGATTTACTATTTTTCCTATAAATGGTCCTGAATTTGGCTTAGGTTGTGTAGCTGTTCTTTTATCTATACTCATTACGTTGCGCCACCTTCACTACTATTCGTTTCAGTAATTTGATTTTCTTTATCACCTGAAGTAATAAGTTCTTGAAATAACTTACTACCTTTAAGTTTATTATCTGTTTCTTGATTACGTCTTCTAACACATTGCAAGTCTTGTTGGAATATACCTTTGTCAAATTTATTTTCTACCATTACAACTTGATACAAACCACTAAATGCTCCAACAGGAGCAAATCCGCCATCCGGAAAATGCATGTTGCCGTCACCTTGATAATCAATTGGTGTTCTAAAGTTTATTATAATATCTGTTTCACTACTTTGATAATTTACACTTCCGTCTTTTGTAATATTAATAAAAGTTGGGTCGGGCTTTGATGTATAATTTCCAATTCCACTATCAGCAATATAATAAGGATCTCCCATAATAGTAAAGTTTACTACAACTAAATCTGCTGGACTATTGACGATAGCTTCATTTACATCTCTTGCAACTTGTGTTTGTGGATCTTCTAAGGCTCCGTCGCCACCAACAGTTTTTTTAGCACCAGTAGTTGTTTTTGTTTGTGTAGTTCCTGAGGAACTTACTGAGTTATCACCATCTGCTTGTTTTGTTACAACGTCTGCATCTGTAGTTGCCATTTGTCCAGCGGCACCTTCTTTACTTGCAAGTGAAGCTTGACCACGCATGTCTTGAATAGCAAGGAAAAATGCTGTATTAATTTCTATATCAAATTCTAATATATCTTTATTTTCACCTGTGTATATGTAATTGTATATCTTTGCTGCTTGTCCTAATTGTTGTTTCCAGTTTGCCATAGGCTTTGACGGAGGACTAAATCTAGAAGCACTTACTTTGTAAGGTACTATTCTATATACATAAACTTTTGGCGGAGCGCCTGTAGCATCTACAGTTTCACTGCTTGAAGCATTGTAAACATGTGTTTCTATCATAAACCAAGGTATCATGTTATTTTCATCTGGCACTGCTTGGCTTAACTGTCTACCATAATCACTGATAAGAATTAATTCTTCTATTATTTCTTGTATTTTTGTACCTGCAACAAAAGTTAATTTTGAACCTTCGTCAGATATAGTAAGTTTACCTCTTTTAAATGAGCCTGGGCTATCTTCAATTTCTGAAAACTTAGCTTCACCAAATGGAACTTTTCCACCTTTAAGGTAATCTTTTACTACTTTAGCTTTACCAATGTCATTTATATTTTCTGGATTTTCAGCATACTCACGAACTGCTTCTCCTAACTGGCTTCTTTTTACTACTACTCCTAAAATTTCACTTACTTTAGCATCAAAGTCTGCGGGTATTTTTCCGTTTTGTATTCCTGTTAATGAATCATACAATTTTTGTTTTTGTTCTTCTGATAATTCTCGTTGTCCAGAGGATGATTCTGTTGTTGCTCCTGAGTCGCTTTCGCCTCCGGCTAAAACATTTTCTTCAGCAGTACTTTCTTTATTAGGAAAGACAAATACATAGTTGTCTGCTTTAGCAATTTGTTTTGCTTCTTCTAATGCTAAGGCTTTTGTGTTTAATATTGCAGATAAACTAGATGCACCTGATTGCAACAATTCTTCTATTGTTCTACCTTGTAGTACAATATCGTTTTTTGTAGTTTGAACATTATCTGTTAGAGCTTGATGGTTCCAAGGAATAGCATCAACATCATATGTGCTGCCTCCTTCAGTAACATTAAAGGAACTATTAATTATTTTAATTGGAAAATATCTTTTTGTTCCGGGGGCACTTACTATACGTCCTGAGCTGTCGTAACCTTTAAATTCTAAAGTTAATATGAATGGTGCTTGTATATAATTTTTATGCCCTGCTTGAAGTGCGGCTAACTGTAATGTTTGTAAAAACATTCCCATACTGTAAGGTTCAAGTACTTTAAAATTAAAAGATACTGCATTAGTTTGTCTTGTTTTAGGAGTTGGCGTAAGTACTGTGCCAATGTTGACATCTTCTATAAAAAATTCACAAGCGCCTTCGGTTTCATATTGTGTTAAAACTTTTTTTCTGCCACTGCCGCCACTTTTTAAAATTACAACACTTGGTCCTTTTACTCTGTATGTTTTGTCAGGATTATTTATTTCATCATCAGTTAGACATCCTAAAGTGAAATTATAATTATAACTTGCAAATTTTTCTAATG